TCTATCTCATCTTCACGACTTTCAGCCAAAGCGGAGACAGCCATGTCCAACCGCGAACGGGCGGTTGTCAATATATCTGAAGCACTCTTTTTAGGCTTACCGCCAGCAGCTACGTTAGCGGCGGCGACCATTCCGGTTGGGTCTGCCATGTTATTTCTTCTTTGCTTTTGAGGCTTCGCGCTTGACCGAATAAGCTATTGCCACCGCCTGTTTTACGGGCTTGCCAGCTTTGACTTCAGCTTTAACGTTCTTGCGAAAGGCTTCGGGTGATTTAGATTTAACCAAAGGCATATTAACTCTCCGTGTGAAGAATGGCGTAGTTCAATTTAATTGCTTCAGAGTAAGCGTTGTTTGTCACGTTTTTAATTTCTACCGTAAACGAGCCATCGCTGATTGCCGAAATAAAAGCATTGTATGCACCCAAAGTTCCGCCAGAGGCTACGCTAACCACCACCACATCTCTGGCGCTGACTGTGCTGCAATTGACCACAAACACTCCACTAGCGCTAGGGGCCAGTTGTGATGAGGCGGTGGTAATCTGGCCAGAGGGCGTGTTAAGTGTTACTGCTGTGTTTTTGTTGTTGCTTTGGGTAACTGTGCCAAAAGCGCTAGATGCGTATCCAATCGTGCCAGTAGTAACGATGTCGGTAGCTTTGACAATATCCGCGTTAATGATGTTTTGGTCTTCGTATGCAACGCCAATAGGTTTGGTATTTGCCATGATTATTTCTTTTTCGCAGTTTTAGCAGCGTCTTTAAAATCTTTGGCCGTTGGGGCGTTTTTGCTGCCAGGCTTGTTCATCTTCTCGCCAGAGCCAGCCTTGATGCGAGCCTGTTTTGCGTGAATATTTGCATAGAGTCCGGGTTTAGTAGCCATGATTTAACACTTCCATCGTTTAAGAGCTGCTTTAGCGCGTTCGCCGTCTTTGGCGTTGGCCGCTACTGCGCCCATTCTTGCACAAAATGAATCCTTGCGACCTTGGTCTGCCTTGGTTTTAGGGTTAGGCGCTGGCGCTTTTAAATTGCTGCCAGTCGCGGCGTTGTACTTCTCACGCCCTTTGGCGGTCAAACCCGCGCCCTTGGACACCGGCAACTTCTCGCCACGTCCTACAGATAACGACACATTCTTTTTTGTAGCCATCTAACTGCCCATCCATGAAGTTGCAACCGCCGTGCGGTCAGTGTACTTGCGGCTTGTTTCCCTCGCAGTATATTCCCTATGAGCCACAGGAAACGCAAACGTCACGCATATTGCATCTGCTGCGTCAGGACTTGCTAGGCCACGCGCCTTCATGTCCTTCTTTGACTCCAAAAATATAGTGCCCCTAGAATCTGGCTTGATCATAGGCGAAACTAAATCAGTTTTCAAGAACCTATCTTTGGGAATTGATGCAGTTCTTAACCAATCTTTCATTTTCCCCCACATTTCAGCCCTTTTGTTGCCATACATGATCGGATTTGCAGATTTATTGCCAAAGTTGACACCTTTGATTTTGTACCTCTGCTCCTTCAATCTGTCAACAATGCCAGCACCTAACCCACCCTCATCGATGACTACTAATGTGGGTTTAAATTCTTCAATGGCCTCAATTACATGGCCAACAACGGTCATGGTGTCGTCACCCCTGTGGCGATCTATGCGGATGATGTCTCTGCCTTGACGTATGGCAATCACCGTAGCATCAGCGCCAAAGCGTGCAGGGTCAACACCAATGATGATTGGGGCCGTCTGGTCTTTGTATTTGGGCCGGCTCATGGCCTCGTCCACAATGTCTGCCGGAATAAACTGGTCATCACCCTCACTCGGAAACATGCCATAAACCTCAACGTGTGCTTGCGAGGAGTCTGGGCCGTACTCATCAATGATGTTCTGGTAAACCTGTTTGTCCGTGCCTTCCACAGTTCTGGCATCCACCACCTTATTCGTCCAAAAGTCGCGCTTGGAGTTAAAGCACTCATAAAAGTAGCCAGTATTGCGCCGTGGATTAGAGAAAGCCAACCACAGGCGGTTCGGTGTGTTCTCGGTAAAGAAGCCAGCCGTCACAGCCCAAATTGAGTCATCAATACCACTTGCCTCGTCAAAAATCACCATCACACCATCAAAGTTGTGAACACCCGCATAAGCATCAGGATTCTCAGCAGACCACAAGCGGCCCTCAACAGCCCAATACCTTGTGCCTTTTTTGAGGTCTTTCTCAACCAGTTCAGTCAACCACGTTGCCGGCGTGATCTTTGTGGCCGCAACCTCAAACCAGTGGCTGTTAATACTCATCGCCAACCACTTCGTGATCTCAGCCCATGTGACCGCACGCAGCTGGGCTTCGCTGTTGGCCGAAATGATGGTGGTAGAACCTATGCGGGTGGATAGCATCCAGATAGTTAACCAGGACACAAGGGCTGACTTGCCGATACCACGGCCAGAAGACACCGCACTGCGCAAGGTGTTGAAGTCTATCTTGCCTTGATTGTCTTTGATGTGCTGGGCTATCTCCCGCAGGACTTCCCTCTGCCACTTGCGCGGCCCCTTGAAGTTTTGAAGGGGTGTATTTTCTTGCCCCCAAGGAAAGGCAAACAACACAAAGGCTTCTGGATCGTCGGCAATCGCCGGTGTCCACAGCGTGGCCATCAGTTCTTGTTCGTCTTCGGGCTTGTAGATCGTGGTTTGCATTTATCTAGCAATCTGATAGAATGGTGACATGACATTATCACCTATCGTCAACACCGACATCAAAATGCCAGCCAAGATGCTTAATGCACTTAGCCTGCATGAAACGCGCTGCATTGTGACTGGCGTGAGCGAAGTTACCGAAGCGTCTGTCAAAGCATTTTTGACTGAACGATACGGCGAAAAACTTGCCAACACTTTTGATCCAAAGTTCTTGTTCAATAGCCAAGGCGCTTAAGCAACTCATTGCTAATCACGCCAGAATAAGGCTTCATCTGCAAAGCCCTTAAATCAGTTGCGCGTGGATTTGTAACATCTGGTATGCCTCTGGCTTTGGCCACTTCAGGCAACAATTGAAAAATATTAAGGTCTTCAGACAATGTGCCAATCCCTTTGCCTGGCACGCCTCTTGGATAAGACGGATGGCCAGACTGCATCACCATCGGCGTGCCAGCAAATATCTCACCCACATTCTGGATGCCGCCCTCTTGCGCGGCCAGTTGCGCAGGATCTGACACTCCCAATCTTGCGCTGCCAATGTTCAAACCACCTTCATTTCGAAAGTCTCTGTCCATCATCGCCTTAATGGCCTTGCGCGTTCTGTCCGGCGCATCCCTAAACTGCTGAACACTTGCCGGGTCAGACACGCCAGACCAAGTAGGAATAAATTGTTTAATTGATTTGTCTAATTGCTTTTTCTGCATCTTGCCCATGGCAGCATCAGCATATGACAACATTGTCTCGCCAGTCATTTGCGCAAAGTCACCGCCAGTTGGCGCCATTCGCCATGGCACATAAATTGGGTTTTGTCCCGTGGCACTTTTAATCTCTTGCGCAGCATTCAAAATCTGCTTCACCGGCCCTGGCGCAGATGCCCAAACTTGGCCAGGATTGTTGAACATGTAATCTTGACCACCCAAAAAATCCACAGGGCGATTAAATTGCACATTGTCAATACCCATCAACTTACCACCAGCTGCCGTGCGATCAGCCATGCTTGTAATAAATGGCCGACCAGCAAACTGATCTAGCGTAACCGTTGGCGCAGTCACCACATTTGGGTTCAACTGCACATCACGGGTCATCGCCTGCATTCTTGCCTGCTCTAAAACCCTTGGGTCATAGCGTGGATCGAACGCGCCAAAGCCACTGCGGCCAGATGGCGGCACAGCAAACAATGGCTGCGGAGTCATAGCGCCAAGCAATGTGCCTGAGCGCTCACCCATCATGGCCGCATTCAATTCCTCACCCGCAATCTTTGCCGCCTGCTTGACCGTCTTCCCACCAGCCAACGCTGCCTGCCTTGCCAACCTCGCGGCCTGCAATGCTTCCATCGGCGTCATTGGCGCCAGTGCGCCTAGATTGGCTGCCGCCTGCTGAGCTGGGCCTTGAGGTGGCAAAGGCAAAGTCTTGAGTAATTCTTGCGAACCATACGGCACTTGCGTCTGGGGGCCGTAGTCAACATCGCCGTACATCTCCATTGGCATTGGGGTGCGCAATGTGTTCAAGATGTCAGACGGCATACCGGCGGTTGCGGCAACCCTGCCACGCAACACTTGCACCGGCATGTCTAACGCGGCGCGGGGGTCTTGCACCGTGCGGTTACGCCGCAGTTGCGGGTAAAAGCCAAACGCCGCACCTAGCGCGTTTAAGCCTTCAGGGGTCAATGCGTTGTTGATTGGCATGGGGCAGATAATAAATCATTTTTTTAAAAAATAAAAATAAAAAATGTGCGCGGGGCTACCGTTACCGCGGCCCTTTCGCGCCGGCCCTACCCCCCCCCTGCTCGCCGGTGGCAGGCCGTTGGCGCTTGTCCACAGGGACTTTTCTACACTTGTCCACATTTGCTTGTGCATAACTCAAACTGTAATACTTTGATGCTCTTAAATCTGTGGATAACTTAGGGTCAACTTAACATAATGGACACTGTATAAAGTAGAAACGTATTTTCTGTTTTCCGAGCCTTCTTTTCGTTGCGTTTGCGCAACGTGTCGGCGCGCGTGCGTAATGATACAAAATCTATGCAAAAAGCGCATAACCTTGCTTCGTTACGCTTCCTTGACTTCCGCATCAACCACGTTACTATCATCTCGTAACACGCGCTGCTTCGCTTCCTTCAAGGCATCCATAACGCTGATTCGGTTATCGGTCACGGCAACGTCTATGCGATCACCGTAGGTCTTAGGCTTCAACTTACTTGCAACCCACTTGCGTGCATCGACTTGCATTCGCTTTTGTTGCACCCATGCAGACGCCATAGGGCCTTCTAAACCGTCTGGCATCTCTTGGTCAGCCAGTTCAATGATTTCCTCTGCCAATCGGTCTGCACGGCTTTCTACAGCCTTTTCGTACATGGTTCTGAACTCAGGGCTGTTTCTGAGCGTAAGCATCACCAATTGATACGATGGCATTCCTTCTGCCTTAATCGCCGTGCTTAGACTTTTACCTTCCGAGATTTGCTCGCACAAGATTTGCCAGCACGGGTTATCCATCCCATAAACAACTGGACGGCCACCAGGATGTTTCTGCACTGTCATCTCTGACGCCAAGTTATCAGTCACTTGTAAACTCCTAAAAAAAGCGAGGTACTCACGCTAGCAGCGCTTTCCCCCAAAGGTGCGGCAATGGCAACTGCGCACACCGTCATGTTATCACCTCAATCTCAACCTTGTAAACATTTGGGCCACCAGACCTCTGACAATACTGCCAATCGATCAAACTACTGCCGTCATCCACGCCAAGCCAGTCAGCCACACCGTCCCTGACCGCTTTAAAGCCAGACTGTAGGTTATCGCCATCTAGCTTCCTTGGGGCCACTCTGGTCAGCATCACGGTGACTGGCAGTATCTCCACGCCATAAGACTGTGCAACAGCTGCCAGTGCCATCCTTGTCTTTTGCCGTTGGCTTTTGGTCAGCCTGGCTTTTGCCGCCCAATGCAACCGCATGTTGGCCACCGACACAATTTTCATGTCCATTTCAACTTCAATCATGCCAACCTCCAACGCCCTCGATTTTCCCAAAACCGAACCGAACCGAGCCGAAACAGTTTACGAACCGAAACCGAATGGGTATGTATACCCTTTCGGTAAGTTTCGGTTCGAAAAACCGACTGTTTGGACTAGCAGTTTCGGTAAGTTTCGGTAAGTTTCGGTTAATTCGGTTCATAGTTTCGGTTCAACCGAATTAACCGATTCGGTTACCGATTCGGTAAGTTTCGGTTCGACAATAGCATCCATATTCGGTCTGGTTCTGTAGCCTCTAGAGTCCTCCAAAACCAACAACTTTTTGACCAAGCTATCTACAACTTCCCTAAATCGGTTGGACTTGATGCCATGCTCTTTGGCTGATTCTCGCCACTCATCGTAGGTTACTAAGTCCACAATGCCGTTCTTTTCGTGGTTCATTTGGATGGCAACTAAGCAGTCCAAGGTCTTCCTTTGGTTGCCTGCGAGGTAGGTTTTCTTTTGGATGGAACTGGTAAGACCTGAGATGTCAACTGCCGTCAGATAAGCCCCCTTAACTGGCAATCCGTGCTTGTCTTGGATCGGCAAATCAACCTGTGTGATCTGAAAGTTCTTAGGTGCAGGCATTTCTGCATCCTTCATCTTCTTAGACTCAAACGCAATGGTCTTGGTTCCACTATCCAGCTGGCAGCGGTATTCCGCATCTAGGGCGCCCTTCAGGGCCGTCGATCCCCGACTACGATCCTTGTCTGCCACGCCTGAGTGATGAACCACCAAAACGCAACACTTCCATGGTTGGCGAAGATACACATCCAAATGCTGAATGAACGCATTCATGTCTTGAGTGCTGTTCTCATCCCCGCCATGGTTACGCGCTAGGGTGTCAATGATGATCATGCTTGGCACAGTGCCAGCCTGCTGAGACAACTCTTTGATGGCCTCCGCAACCACCGCAGCCTCCGTCGCGTCATACAGCTGCGCCGCACGGTGGCTCTTGTACAGTGGCGCCCCATCAAGGGTTTGGCCATTACCTAGTTGCCACGCCTTGAACCGCCTGGCAAGGCCGTTGTGCCCTTCGCCGGCAATGTAAAACACAGAACCTTGCTTGACCTCATGGCCATGCCATGGCCGTCCAGTGGCCACGCAGCAGGCCAAATCGATTGACACAAAACTCTTACCGCCGCCTGGATCACCAAACACTTGCGCCAAGCTGTCGCTCTCAATGTAGTCATCAACGATCCAGTTAATCTGGCTAAGTTCTAAGCTGTCAATTCTGGAGAACTCAAACGCTAGTTTGTCACGCATGGGGCCAGCCACGCGCTCAATCTGCTCCTTTACCGCATCTAGCCCTTGCAGGCAGTGCAGGTCATTAAAGTCTGTTGGTTTGTTGTCCACCATGTCAGACTCCCCAAATGATGGGTAAACAATCTCACCAAACACTAAGGCTGCCGCTGCCCTGCCCTTGGTCACCCCAGGGTTACCTTCAGTAAACTGGTCATTGTCTGCCCCGATGATAATCTTTGAGCCTGGAAACATCTCTTTGGCGCTCTTGGCCACCTTGGCTAAGTTCCCACAATCAAACGCCACAAGCACGGTGTAGTCCGTTGCCTCATGGATCGATGCACAGGTTGCAAAACCCTCACCAATGAACACAATCTTCCGATTCCCTCGCAACTCGTAGAATCCACCCTCAATCTTGCCACCCTTCAAGAAACGCTTGTTGCCATCTGCATCAATGGTCTGGTAACTCAAAATCTCCCCCGCTTGGTTGATCACAGGCACAACCAGTCTGCCCGCACGATCAATCTTGATGCCGTGGGCGCCAATGTGCTTCCTCACAAGGTATGGATGGTCATCAGACGCATCTGCATACGTTCCAACCTCATCCTCTGCACGCTCGGCTGCCACCGCTTGCGAGGCTATCCTGTCAGCCTCCTTCTTGGCCTTGACATCTGCTATCCACTTATCATGCTCAAAGCGCTCAGTAAACGACATTTGCCTGCCAGTATCTGCCACCCATTTGCTCTCAAACACTGGCTCTTTCCAACAGCCTGCAATGCCCACAGGCACTTTGCCACTGGTGTGCAAGATGTACCAACCATCCAATGCACCCTTCTTGGATGAAATGTGAGCCACCCTGTGAATCTCACCGTCTGCCACGATCTGGTCTTTGATCACAAGGCCCGCAGCCTCACAGTGCCTGCGAAACCCTTCCTCTGGGTTGATCAAGTCTTGGCTTTCTGTGGCTGCCGCGAAGCCGTTGGGGAAAATAGAAGTTAAGTTGCTCATGCCTTGGCCTCCAAAAGTTCTGGCCAAATGGACTGCCAACTCCCCTGGCACACCATCTGCCGAGTGACACGCCCTTCGGTCTGTTGCTCTACCCGAACAGCCTCCCAAGCTGACATCTCCCGCCGGCCCGTCAGGCACTGGTAGAGATACTGTTCATTGATGCCAACTTTTTCTGCCAGTTGTCGGCGCTCATCTGGTGGTATTTGTGTGTTCATAGGACGCAAAGTCTAGCAGATTGCTTGAACAAACACGCATTAGGGAAAGCACCTACACAAATAATTTAAATATTTCTAGCAAAACGCTTGACGATACCTAGCAAGATGCTAGATAATTCACCCATGCCAACGAAATTGTTCTTGGTATCACGCCGAAAGGCCAAAGGAAACGAAATGACAAACGCAACACAAACTAGCCGCAACGAATCAATGTATGGTTTTGCTGATATTGACTCTTATATTGAGTCAGTTAAAGAATCCATCACATACCAATTTACTGGTGGCAACATGGTAGTCGCTGGCTTGATGTCAGATGCACAAGAATTGATGGCTCATGGCGATACAGAACGCGCCCGTCAAAGCCTCAACATTGCCAAGACCATCATGTTTGAAATTATGGATGGCAAATTGGTTGGCACACAACCTTCACGCATCTAAGGAGTAAACAACATGAACCGCAAAACAGTTTTTACTCAAGGCAACATCACCATCGTTCGTGTTCAGGACTATGGTTTCCGCTGCAACACATTGTCATCCAGTTGGGAAATTTATGTTGATGGCAATTTCCGCTGGACATTTGCCAGACTGAAAGATGCCAAAAAATCAATTGCCAGCAACGATTTCTCAAACTAAACCAAACGGGGCTTCGGCCCCCGAAAGCACAACATGAAACACCACAAACATTTCCACTACCCCGAAGTCAAGAACGCCAGGCTTACCGCCCGCGCACAAGCAGGGCTTGATCTTCTTACAGCCCTTGCCATTGGCATCAGCTTGGCCGCCTTACTGGTTGCATGGTGGTCAACATGAACCCCACACCCGCCTGCCCCCAAGGAATTATTGAGTTTGAGTGCGAACTTGAAGGTGTCGATTTGGTTTGCCACTTGGAATACATCCCTGAAGAAATTGGCTCACTTGACAGCCATGGCTTATCCAATGAGCCTGACTACCCCGAAACTATGGAATTGGTCAGCGCCTACATCAGAGGTACTGACATTGACATTGGCCACTTGCTTTTGCAGGGCCTTGTAGACCACATCACAACTACCGCACTTGAGGACTATAAAAATGACGATTTCTGAACTGGCAGCACAGCTTCGCATGGCCAAGCAGGCCGAAACCGAAGCCAAGGCCGAGCGCCTGCGCATTGAGGGTCTGATCACAGACCAGTTTGCCAAGCCCGAAAGCAACGAAGGCACACATAACGACGAAGAGTTTACGATCACTTGGAAACTTAACCGAACGGTGAACACTGACCAGTTGGCCGCTGACTACGAAGACTTGCCAACCAACGCCAAGAACGCATTCCGCTGGAAGGCCGAGGTCAATTTGGCCTACCTTCGCACCCTCGCAGACATTGACCCCGCTGGCTACAACAAGGCTGCCGTGTTCATCACAAGCAAACCCGCAAAACCATCCATTGAACTGAAAGACTAACATGGCCTTTGATCTATCCTCTATTTCCAAAACCAAACGTGTTCGCGCCCCCAAGATTGTTGTGGTTGGCCAAGGCAAGATTGGCAAGACAACCTTTGCTGCCATGGCGCCTAATGCCATTGGCATCCTGACCGAAGACGGCGCCGATGCGGTAGACGCAAACGCTTTCCCGCTGGCTTCTAGCTTGGCCGAGGTTTACGCAGCCATTGACACGCTGATCAACCAAGACCATGACTTCCAGACCTTGTTCATTGACTCGCTTGACTGGCTAGAACCCATGATCCAAGAGCATGTGTGCAAGCAAAACAACTGGAAGAACATTGAGCAGCCAGGCTTTGGTAAGGGCTATGTGGCCGCCGCCGAAGAGTGGCGTAACCTTCTGTCTGGCCTTGAGGTCTTACGCTCTGCCAAGGGCATGGGCATCATCCTAATTGCTCACGACAAGATCAAGCGCATTGAAGACCCGCTGACCGAGGGCTATGACAGCCATGTCCTGAAACTGCACGACAAGGCCGCAGGCTTAGTTCAAGAATGGGCTGACGTTATTGGCTACGCAGGTTACCGCATCTTCACCAGCAAGACTGACGCAGGGTTTTCTAAGAAAGAAACCAAGGCCACAACAACTGGCGAGCGCATCTTGCACGTTGAACCCCATCCGGCTCACTGCGGTGGTAACCGCTTTGGCCTTCAGAATATGCCGCTTGACTGGACGGCATTCCAAGCAGCGCTCACCGTGGCGCAGTCTTGATCACCCCAGTTCGTAACTTAACTTTTTAGGAAATTTATCATGGCTCAGTTTAATTTTGACGCATCTACCGTCGCCCCCCAAGCATCTACAGGCCCACTGCCTGCCGGCACATACCTGGCACACATCACAGAGTCCGATGTGCAACCATTGAAGTCTGGCAATGGCGAAGGCTTGAAGCTGACCTTTGAAATCATTGATGGCCAGTTCAAAGGCCGCCGTGTATGGGAGAACCTTAACATTCGCCACAGCAACGAAGACACACAGCGCATTGCTCAAAGCCAGTTGTCTGCGCTTTGCCATGCGGTTAACGTGATCAAGTTGCTTGACACTGCCGCCCTGCACTTTAAGCCAGTGCGCATCAGCGTGACCGTGCGCGAAGCCCAAGGCATATACAAGGCCAGCAACAACATCAAGGGCTATGAGTCTGCCGGTGGTGGTATCAGCGCACCAGCTGCACCAGCGTACACACCACCGCCTGTGGCCGACACCCCTGCATGGCCAACCGCCGAGCAAGAAGCCGCCAAGTCCAAAGCACCCGCCTGGGCACGCAAATAATGGCTTTACTTCCACAATCAGTTACTGATCCTGTGGCCGATGCCATCTTTGCCCATTACAAGGCAAAGTTTGGCGCGGAAGCCCAGCGCCCTTACCTTGGCGCCTCTGCCATTGGTAAGCCCTGCCTGCGCCAGCACTGGTACTCGTTCCGGTGGTCTAAGCCCGCGCAGTTCTCTGGCCGCCTGTACCGAGTGTTTCAGTCTGGCCACTTACAAGAGCCAAGGGTCTATGCTGACTTGTCTAGCATTGGCTGCACGGTCTACCAAATCAACCCTGTCACCGGCAAGCAGTGGTCATTCAGCGAAAGCACAACTGGCCACCACTTCCAAGGCAATGCTGACGGCATCATCACTGGTTTGCCGCAGGCGCCAAAGTCTCCGCATCTACTGGAGATAAAGACAGCATCTGACAAGATGTTCAAAGACATGCAAAAAAATGGCGTAAAGAAGTCCAAGCCCGAACATTACGCGCAGATGCAAATATACATGAAGTGGTCAATTGATCAGTTTGGGGAAGATGGCTGCCAACGTGCGCTGTACTTTGTGGTGAACAAAGACAACGATGACATTTACACCGAGCGCTTGGAGTTTGACAAAGCCGAAGCGCAGGCACTGATTGACAAGGCCATGGCGGTGATCACCAGTGTGGAACCTCCCGTTGGCGTGTCTACAGATCCAACATGGTTTGAGTGCAAGTTTTGTGATTACCAGGCTATTTGCCATGGCACTGACGTGCCGGCAACAACTTGCCGGTCATGTGTGCATGTCACGCCAGAGATGGATGGCCAAGGCCGGTGGTCATGCGCATCGCTTGGCACGGACTTAACCACAGACCAGCAACGCAAGGCTTGTGGAAAACACCAGTACATTCCCATTTTGTTGGCCAAGACGGCCAGTCCCGTTGACTTGACCCAAGATAATGGACTGATTTACAAAACGCTAGACGGCAAGCAGTTTGTCAACGGTGACCCTGCCGTTAACCCTGATTACATCAGCAGCGCTGAGATCCATGCCTGCGCAGACAAGACCGCCTTGGTGGACGAATTTGCTTTGGATCTGCGTAAAAAAAATAACGCAAGGTTTGTATGAACACGCCATCAATACAAGAAATTACGCTTAGAGATTACTTTGCCGCAGCTGCTTTGACTGGTTTGCTTGCCGATGGTGACCGAAAGTCGGCTGTAGAAAACGCTTACGCCATGGCTGACAAGATGCTTGAGGAGCGCGAACGTGATCTTGCGTGAGTATCAGTCCCGCGCAGTTACCGAGTTGTTTGGTTGGTGGACAAAGCACCAGGGGGATGCCGACATTCCCTTGCTTGTTTTGCCCACTGCCGCAGGCAAGTCGGTGATCTGCGCTGAGATTGTGCGCCAGATGTGGGATCAGTGGCCAGAGTTTCACCCGCGCACTGTGGTGCTAGTTCCTTCTAAGGAACTGGCCGAGCAGAATGCGGCCAAACTCAGGGCGCTGTTACCTCACACCATTAGCGTGGGCTACGTCAGCGCAAGCCTAGGAACCAAGAAGTACAACGCCGACGTGATTGTGGCCACCATTGGCAGCATCCATAAAGCCGCGCACTTGCTTGGCAACATCAAAGCCGTGATCATTGACGAGGCTCATCTGGTGAGCCAGAAGGCAAACGACGCAGGCATGTACCGCACGTTTCTGTCTAAACTTGCAGAGTTATGCAAATTTCGCATAGTTGGCATGACGGCCACGCCATTCAGGGGCAATCAAGTTTGGCTGACTGACGGCGACGATCCGCTGTTTACTGGCATTGCAAGCCGAGTGTCCATGCGTGAGTTGCTTGATGCCAAGTTCATTGCCCCACTGGTTCCACCTACCGAGCGCATTGAGACACGCATCGATGCTAGCCATGTTGGCATCTCCAACGGTGACTACAAGGTTGGCGAACTATCCCGCGAGGTTGAGAAATACCTAGCCAAAGTGGCCATAGAAGCCACCAGAATCGCTTCAGAGCGCAAGAAATGGATCGCTTTTACACCGAGTGTCGCCAACGCCGAAAGCCTGTCTGACAAGCTGAACGCGCTTGGCATTGTGAGCGCCGTTGTGTGTGGCGAGACACCCAAGCAAGAACGCGAAGACCTGATTCGCCAGTTCAAGAGCCATCAGATTCACTGCCTGGTTACCGTGCTAGCGCTTTCAGTTGGCTTTGATGTGCCAGATGTGGATTGCATTGTTTGGTGCAGGCCCACCAAGTCGCCCGTGCTTTATGTGCAGGGTATGGGTAGGGGCACACGCATTGCAGACGGTAAGACTGATTGTTTAGTGCTTGACTTTACCGACACCGTTGAGCGTTTGGGGCCGGTGGACACCATCCAAGGCAGGGCTAAGAAAAGGTCTGGCCCCCAAGAGGCGCCTTACAGCATCTGCCCAGACTGCGGTGAACGCAACGCACCAGCTGCGCTTGTGTGTGTCCACTGTGGCGCCCAGATCAGAGAAGAAGAAGCCAAGCCAATGGACGCCAAGGTTTCTTATGCTGCGCTGTTGTCAAGCCAGACAACCATGGCCGAACTGGTCTGGCATGACATTACTAAGGTGGGTTACGCCATGCACAGGAAAGAAGGCAAGCCAGACAGCATGAGGGTTGACTACTACAGCGGCCTGCTGCGTGTGGCCAGTGAGTGGGTCTGCTTTAACCACGTTGGCTACCCCAAGCAGAAGGCGCAAGACTGGTGGCTGCGCAGAGATCCAACAACAATGCCATCAAACACTGAAGAAGCAATTGATTGGGCAAGTTTACTTTATAAGCCAGTCAGAATTGCAACCCGCAAAAATGGAAAATATACAGAGGTAAAAGAATATGAATTTAATAGAACTCAACGCAGTCAAGAGACATTTGGACAGCCAGGTCAAACAAATAAATTTGATACAAGTAAATTGCAGACAGTGCAACAACTTTGAGACAGGCATGTGTAAGCAGTTTGGAGCAAAGCCACCGCTAGAGTGGATTACCGGCACGGTTGAGTGCGAACACTGGGAATGGGATCAAATCCCTTTTTAGGAGACAGGCATGATCCGCACAGATGAAGATGACGAGTTTGAACGCATATCGCGTGAGAACGCCATGCGTGAAGTGCAACGACTAGGGCAAGAAATAGAATTAGAAGTGGTAATCCACACCAAGCGTTTGTGCCCTAAATGCACAGAAGTCAAACAGTTTTTGAGGGCTAAAAACATTAACTATGTTGAGATGGACATGGAGTCTAGCCCTGACTTACCCCATATTTTTATCAATGGCAAGCGCGTAGATGGCTTGGCTGAACTAGAAAAATCATTTAAAGGAGCAATACAACCATGATAGAAAAACCACCACATTCAAAAATTAGCTACCCGTCTATGCCAATTAAAGACTTTAAATGGGAATCTGGCTCAGACGTGCAGGCGCTTTGGCGTAAGCACGGTTGGACACCGCCATCCGAACACATGCCGCCCCCACCGCCAGAGCGCGTTATGGATATGCCATTAAGGAGAGTCAGGTAAATGCCTCGCCCCAAACCACCCGAACCCCTACTAGGCCGACAAGTCCGAATGTCTGACAGGCATTGGATGATTTTGCAAGAACTTGGCGGTGCTGACTGGCTGCGCAAGCAACTAGATAAGAACGCCAAGATGCCGGCCAAGTATTACCGCCGTGAACTAGATGCACCTTCAAAGAGAGAACCCAATGACTGACGACGACGACATCCAAGAATACGTTCGCACTTGGAAGGGTCTGACGGATGAGGAGATTTTGAAAAATCAAGACATAGTGGAAAATTCATACAGCCTTGACTTGATTGAATTTGCCAGAGCCATTGAAGCCAAACTCAAGGAGAAAAACACATGAGTTACATTGTGGCATCACTGCCGCCCATGAAATGCTTTGTTAAGCGCGAATTTTTGTACAACGATCACAAAGGTCACAACGAACTGGAGCCTGCGATCTGGGTAAGCCTTAAAGCCCTGCGCGGCCAAGTATTCCGCATTGAAAGTCTATTGCCTGCATATGGCGCCTTGTATGACAAGCTACCCATCCACGCCTATGTCTGGCACAAAGACGCAGGCAATCTGCCGATTGACACGCTTCAATTGTGGGACTGCATGGGCTACCGCTTTACGGTCATTGAAAAGATTGGCCTGCGTAACCTTGAAGTGAAATTCTTGGGCAAAGACAAAGAATGGCACTTTGGGCGTTACTTGTTTACGGTGGACTTCTGCGCTGACGGCATGGACTTAGACACAGGGTTTACCGAGCAGGCCGAGGAACACAAGTCTTTTAATTGGATTGCCCTTGACAACGGCCAGTTTGCTTGTCAGCCAAACAACCGATGCCTGTGGTATGACCAGAGCCTAATCCCTGCTGAGACAAAGTTTCCTGACTTCCAAGCGGCGCAGCGCCTGTGGACTGTGGACGGCACACGCAAGTGGTCTGCTGGTGATGATTGGTTTTACGACATCAAGGAAAAAAGCACATGACTAACCAAAGCGGCTGGCGCAAGCGCCAAATTCAAATGCCCAAGTTTGACATTTGGGAGCGCGAAAGCCTGGTTGACTTTGCTGGCGAGTCTTACGTCAAACTGTGCGAACAGGACGACATTATTCAGCAGCTGCAATGCGATCTTAAAACAGCCATTGAGGCTTACAGGGCGTTAGTTAAAGAATAAGGGCGCATTCGGCTTGTCTGCGCTTGGTTAACCCCGCCAGAACTTTGCCGCCGCCCTTATTCCAAAGCATCAATTGCTCTTTAGCGCCTTCCCAATCTTGGGCGTTGATTTTGCGCTTGAGGGTTGAAGTTTGAAGTCGGCCTGTCCCTA